AATACTACCTTCACCCTTCATTTTTTTCTTCAGTCTTTTTGCTGCTGAAATGATGGTAGAAAGTTCTGAACGAGCCATTGAATACTCGTGATCTTTATAATCTTTTGCTTCGTTTGCTGGATGTGGTCTATTTGGATCATATTTCATTTGATTCGAACTTAGTGCTGATGGCACTGAAAACATTTCCCAATATTTCGGACCATACTTACATTCATTTCTAGTTTCATCTTTTTGGCACTTTGGACAATATCTAATCATTTCTACTGCTTCTGATTTTGTTCCCCAATTTGCAGCACCAACTTTACGGCATTTGACAAGTGCTCCAGATGCATATGCACTTGGCCAAACATCATATCTAGATTTTACTTTATGGTAACAAGCATCTTTTTTGCCACTACCTTTTCCAGGTTTGTCTTTTTGTGCTTCGTTAATTTCCATTGCTTCTTTGATTCCTGGTTCTGCTTTTATGTAATTTGGATCTTTTTTACCTTTAGCAAATGTTGCAACATTAGTTGGACTTGCTGCACCAGATTTTGCTTGTTGTTCTTTATCTTTTTGTCTTTTACGGCGAATAGCAGATCTAATCAATGCTTCACCTTTTTTACCTTTTCTTTTTAATGCTTTTAATCTCCCACTACTAAAACATTTTGGTGTTTTAGTTTCTCCTGGTTCATTGGCACAAGGAGAACCGTCTGCCTGAACCCAACCTGGTTTTCCAGTTTTTGATTTTGAACCTTTGAACCAATAGTGGAGAGTTCCCTCATCTAGATTTTTAATCCAAGCATCAGGAGTTTTATTATGTTTATCAACAAAGGCATTATGAAGTTGTTTCGCAGTCATATCGTGTTTTTTCATAATACGACGCATCAATTTATCAATGGAATCATAAGAAATATCACCTAGTTTTTTTAATCCAGATTCAAGTTCTTGAACTGCAGCATCTTCACAACCACAATGCTCCATCATTTCACTAAAAGGAGACTTTGATTTAGTTTCTTCACCTCTTGCTCTTTTTTTGCGAGCAGCACAATGAGCTCTTTGCGAAAATCCTTTTGGATTATCACAGTCTATTGATTTTTTATAATCTTTAGACCAACTCATTCGAATATAAAAACCTAGTCTTTATTATTTAGAAAACCTTGTTTGAGTAGTTTAGAAAGTTCAGAAGTTGAACCAACAAACACTGCATTATTAGTAACATTGTTCGTTGTCTTCACAGTATCTTCTTCTACATCCTTTAGTTTCTTTTGTAAGTCAATTAGTTTGTCGGTTACATCTCCAACACTTTTAATTAACTGTCCTGCAACTTCATAAGCTCTTGGAGAATCTGATTCTCCGGCAAGTTCCATAATCCCGTTGATTGCTTCTTGACCTTTTTCTATAAGAGAATATAAATTTGCCCGAGTATACTCATAATCTTTTTTAATATCATCTTGATTAGATGGTTCCACTTTTATTGGTGGGACTTCTTTTTCTACGCTAATAATATCACTCTTAATATTAAGAGTTTCATCCAACTTCTCATAGTTATTTTTCATAATAAATTATAAGTCTAATTTACGAGTTGGACTAAACTCCTTAGAATCTCCTAAGAACTCCCAGTTTTCATCAAATCCAAAGTTATCATCTGGATCTGCATTATATGGGTCTGGAGTTACTGTATATCTCACTTCTCTCTTTGCAGTTGCAGTATCAGTGCTAGTGTATAAATCAACTTGAACCTTACGAATGAGACCATCTGTGCTTTCAGCAACAGGACCAAACAGATAAGTTTTTGCTGTAAAACTTAAAGTGTATATGAGTGCTCTTCTAGTAGAAAAATCTCCCTCATAATCGTCCTGGAAAGATATACTATCCAAAATCATTGGAATGTCTCTTTTTTCACCTATCGAATCTACAAGATCAATAGTTAGATTAAATGCTGGTTGGAAGTATGGTAAAATCTGCTCAATTATTTGTAAAGCATCATCATTTAACTTGGTAAGAATATTCAGTTCAAATCCAATATTGTAAGGAACTGGCATAAAAACTTTTTTAATATTTCCACCAGTGTCACAAGCTTTAAAAGTTTGAACTACGCTTGATTTTCTCGATGGATCATATTGAATAGAAACCATTTCAAAAGACATTCTTGGCAATGTTATTTGAATGGGTTTATTTAATTCTGGTTGTTGTTGGATTCTTGCTAAAAACTTTTGAACTGGACCATATGCAATAGGAACTCTTGTGTCACTAAAGTTTGTACCATTACTTTCTTGATGGCGGATATGGATTTGATTAAAAAGAGTACCAAAAGATATGATAGTCTTCCTTATAATTTCGTGATAATAATAAGTTCCAAGCATTAGTAGTTACCAAAAGGATTTGACTCTGAAAAATCTATAATGAGATCTGCTGCCTCTTCAATCTCGTCATTTTGACTATATTTATCATAGGTTTCATCTTGGGAGAAAACTTTAACACTATAAAGTGCTCCAGACTCTGTTCCGATAATCGTTTCTCCTGGGAAAAATCCAAGTTGCGTTGCACCTATACCAATATTACTTACTCTTAAGATCTTAGTATCATTATCCCAGCTCTTAACTCTTGCTCTAGTTTGAGATCTTGAACCTCTTACAATCTCATTAAACAAATATGTTCCAATTCCAGTTAGTATTTCTGGGTTTGCAATCGTAACTGTTGGTGATGTGGTATATCCAAATCCTGGATTGGAAACATATATCGATCTCACTACAACATCCGATCCAACAGTTCCGATAGAAGCAATTCCAACGGCAGTTTGACCAACACCACTAAGAGCAAGTTCTCCAGGAGCAGAAACAGTCACAATAGGTACAGTTCCATATCCAACTCCACCATCAGTAACTGCAAATTTGATAAGACCGTTATAGGTTGTTTCGATTGAACAAGTTGCCGCCGCCCCAGTTCCACCACCTCCAGAGATAGTTATAGTTGGTGGAACAGTATATCCAGCTCCAGCGTTTGTTAGATATATTGTTTTTACTGAGCGAACACCACCCTTTACCGTTGTTATTGCAACTGCAGTTGCATCGTCTCCTGGAGATCCTGTTGGTGATGAGCTGATTGCAACTACTGGAGCAGATGTGTATCCACTACCATCATTATTTAAAAAAATCTCTTTAATATAACCAGAATTCACAGACCCTAATATAGAAGCGGTTGCTGTTGCAGTTCTACCAACTCCAATCAACTGTAAAGTTGTAGTATATCCTTCTTCCTGAACTTGAGTATCTATTTCTTCAATAGAAGTATCAATAATTTCATCTTGATATTCAAATAGTTCACACTTTAACTCATAAACATAGTTTTTTCCTAGTTGGTAGAAAGGTTGCTCGTGCTCTACAAATTTAACTTCAAAAATTCTTTGTCCGAGTGGAAAATAGATAAGATCACCTTCTCTAGGTCTAGAAGATAAAACGATCTCACCTTCACCAGAACCATCATCAAGTGCTCCTAAGAATGGTGCAATAAAATCTTCAAATCTTTCTTTTGAGATTGTAATCAGGAGTTCATCTCTTAAACTTACTCCAAATTTTGTTAGAATATCACCTGCCCCAGAATATCCATCGTAAGTGTTTACATATGCTTCAATTGCAAAGTTATCATCAAATCTGGAAGATTGAACTTCCTCTATAATCGTTTTCCTATTAACAAACTTTCTTGGAATATAAGTAACTTCAACACCATACATCCTCAGGTGTTCATTTATTAGATCCTGAACTAATCTTTGTTCTGATGATGATCCCTGTAAGAAAAAAGGATTAAGTGCCATTATCCAATAAAATCGTATGGTGGAAGTTCATAGTCCATAGACATTCTCTTCATTATTTCATCAATTTCTCTTTCTGCATCTTCATATATCTCTCTACCATTAAGTTCTATACCACCAGGAAGTTTAACCCCCCTAAACTTAATTAGATTTTGTCCCCACTGCCTTTTGATTAATGCAGTTAAATATCTTTTCAAGAAACTGTCGTTATAAACCTTTGTAAAATCATTTGGATTTAAAATTCTATAGCAATCCAGAACGATAAAGTTTCCAACAGTTTGTGCTCCCCACTCAATATCCATATATAAACGATTTTGTCTTTTATTAAATCTTACTTGCTTATCTGTTGTAAGTAGAAAATCAATATCAGATAGATAAGACTTAACCATAGAATATTGTAAAAGCTCTACTGAGTTAAAGTAGTATAGATCATTTAAAAATAACTGATATTTGATACTAAACATTCCACCAGAAATGGAACTCGTATCAAATTTAAAAACATTTTCAATACCTATTACAGAATCTGGGACTTGTATATAATTGGAAGTCTCATACCAATTAAATGATGTTGACCCATATCCAGTGATTGTAGATGATCCTGTTGTTGTAACTATTCCAACACCATTTGTTCCTTTAGAAGAACCTCTATCAATATCTGCTTGAGATATTTTGTACTTCAAGTACATTCTTTCTACACCATCAAAGTGGCGCTCATTGAAGTACTGAAGGGCATCATCCACTAAATCATCTATTTGATCATCATCGACGTTAATCTCCAGCACAGGCGCTCCCAGACGCCTTAGACAGTAATCAATAAGTTCTTGTCTAGTTGCTGGTTTTGCCATTTTCCTTACTCTTCAGATTTTTTAGATTTCTTTAAACTATCAAGTTGATTTTGAAGTTCAAGATTTTCTTCTAACAGTTGATTTTTTTCCTCGGTAAAATCATCAACTAAAGTTTGAAGTTTTGCTTCAAGCAAAACATTTTGATTTGTCAGTGCTGCTAATTTTTGGTTGTATAAACGCACTAAAACATTAATGTCAACTTCACTGTCTTTTGTCATAGATTAAAAAGTTCCCCCGTCAAGAGTTGATGTCCAATGTGGTTTGTTAGTATATATGGATGTAACGGATGATGGTATCACTGCCAAATCTGTAATCGCTCCATTATCACCTTCTTTTCTAATATTTTGCGTATTTACAAATGTTCCCTCAACTCCGATTAAATCAAGAGAAGTTATTGTGCCACCAGTTTCAACAACACCATACGCATTACTAGTATCTTGCTTGATTAAATCACCTGCGGTAACTGTAACTGGAGAAGGTAAAGCGAGCGTAACTTTTGTAATTGCAGTCAATACTTGTTTGGAAACACTTATTGGAGAAGCAACCGCATTTGTTGATCTTTGGAGACCAGTGCTATCAAAATATACAACACCACCGGTATTGTAATCGCCAGATTGGTAGTAAACACCTTTAACATCTAAGAATCCTTTGGTTCCACTTACAACACTATTTGTAATAGATGCGTCAGGAACATAAGTCCATCTTCTACTATCATCTGCATGAGTTCCATGATTATTCACACCAGCAGTGCTATCCGCTATAGAACTATCATCAAAACCGAAAAATCCAGTTTTATTATTTACAGTGCCTGAACTTGTGTTATAATAAAATCCAATACCACGATCAGTATTGGTATCATATGCATGGGTGATTGTTAACTGTGTTGTAGTTGCAATTCCAGAAATGGTAGGATCAGTTAGTGTAATAATCTTGTTTACCGTGTCATATGATGTAACTGTATTTGCCGCACCAACATTTAATCCTGCAGAGCCACTAACAATATCTCCAGTATTAATACCAACAACAGAATCAAGTCTGATAGTGCTCACACCAGAAACAACAGTTGACATTACTGTTCTAATGCTTGTCACGTCACCAAGCATAATGATGGCATCATTAATATCAACTGTTGATGAGTTTACGGAAGTTGTAGTTCCATCAACTTGCAGATCACCTTTGATAATGACTTTTCCTTCATTACTCAAACCATCTGTATATGGATCCAGGATAAGTTCTGTTGTTCCCGGAAGTGTTGATATTATATTATTTTGTACTTTAATATTACCTAGTGTTGTAATACTAGCAATACCTATAGATCCACCAACAAAAAGATTCTTTTCAATTCCAACTCCACCCTCTACTACAAGAGCACCAGTGTCTTTGCTGGAAGACTCAGTAACATCTCCAATGTTGATTGCGACACCGTTAGCAAATGCCCAATCGGCACCTTCGATTTCAAATCTATTATCTGTTGCTTCATCATATCTGAGTTTTACGTCTTTATCATTTCCAAAACTCAGATAAGTGTCATCAACAATATTAACTTCTCCTGTTCCATTTGGATCTAAAACGATATCACCATCAGTATTAGTTGATGAGAGAGTATTTAAATCTAAACGGAGATTATCAACGTTCCATTGATCTACTTTTCTGTTACTGTCTAAAACCGCAACAATTCCACCATCACTATTTCTAGTATTGGAAACACCAGCAACCGTTCCGGGTTGATGCTCCATCATAGATGTATAGTAGTATCCACCAACTGGATTTACATTACTACCATCATCACCAAGAAAAACTCTATCTTTATATTGATTAAGACCACCGTAACTTCCAATACCTGTTACGTAAGCTAATTCGCCCCATTGTAAAGTAGATGGTTTGTTAGTACCCGAGGATCTTTTGATCCTGATAATACTTGCCATGTCAGAAACTTCCTCCGTTGATGTCTAAATTCTGTGTTGCCCCTGGTGTAAGGGTTAATGTAGCATCCCATTTTTTAGTGGCACCATTATAAACAAGAACCATACCATCAAGTAAGTTTGTAGCATTAACATCACTAAGTTCAGATAAAGATAGGCCCTGAGCACCAGCGAGTGAAGATATGACCTTTACAGCGGGTTGTTGCCCTACTCTGACCTTAATTTCTGCCATTTATAAACAGTTCAGGATCTAAAATATATTTATACTTCATTAAATCCAAAAGAAGAAACAACCTCTTGTTGCTTCAAATATAGTTTGCAATATAATTTTGCAAACTTTCTAAGATCTTCAATTTCCATCTCATCAATAAGTCTTGAGTGTTTTTCATACTCAAAAAGTTTATTAATAGTTTCAAGATTGATTTCTGGTTCCATTCACCAACTCCTTTAGTAAAGATTTAATTTCATCAATGTCTTTTTTAATCTCATCAATTTCATCACGCTCTCTCTTTTTTTGATCTTTTAATCTCATATATTGAGAATAACCTACAGAATCATAATTTATGATTGCTCCAGTTTTTTCATCTCTAAAAAGATTTTTATGTCCTTCTACGGGTATCATATTATGCTAAAGCAATTGCTCTGAAATCTCTGAGTTTAATCGTTGCAGATTCATTAGTTGAAGACATTACAATTTTAATAATAAACCCACTGAATGGATCTAAGTTGTTCGCTGTGAACTGATATTCTGAAAACTGTCCATCAATATTTGGTGATACAAAAGCATCTGGTCTTCCATTGTTTTTAGTTGAATCTATCACTAAATCTCCATATCCATCACCGTTAGTGTCTCTGAGATTGTCATACCCTGGGAAAGCTATGTAAGACTGTTCTACTTCACTTGAATCTGCTTTGATTAACCTATAGAACACCCTAAAATCTGCCTCTGGTGGACGATTCGCACCAACAAGAACTTGTAAAGAAGTTGCTGGATTCTTCAAATCAATCCTCTTAGAAATAAATATCGATCCGTGTGGATCCCCACTAACTCTATTAGATCTATCATCTGTTGCATAATCACTTATTGGATTATTAACTCTATTTCTACCAAGAACAAATATTGCATTTTGAATATCCATAACAGGAGACAAGTTTTTGTCTTCCGATGAAAACTCAACCGCAAGAGTTAAAGATTTATTCCTTGGTAAAGTAGTTAGTCTGGTAGTTTCATTAATTTTAGAAGCAACCATTCTTGGGGAAGATAAGAACGATGTTTCATTAAGTGATATTGGTTCATATCCTTGATCAATAAATGATACTTCTGATCCTCCTGCACTTGTTCCACTAACTGTTCTTATCTGACTAGAAACCGAAGTTCCTTTTCCTGGAGTGATAATGTTAAATTGTGGTTCTAATGTGCTAAACTGAATATTTTGGGAAACTTTGCACTCATCACCACCAACACTTCTTTCATCAGTAAAACTTAACTGACTTGCTCCAGATGATCTACCAGTTCTATTAAACTCAAGGTAGTAATGATCTAAATCTGCAGAAGTTCTGAGAGACTGAGTTGATGGAATATCCAATGTGGTATTGATTTTCATTAAAGAAACACCATTACATTCATATGGTTGTATAAATGCTCCAAGTGGATGTGGGAGAGCGGGTGTATTATTAAGACCTCTACCACTTATTGTGAGAGTTCCAGTTCCAATGTCGCTATATGAAACAACCTCACCCCTTATTAGAGCATATCCACTAGCGGTAGATATTCCCTCAAACGTTGCAAATGGTGTAGTATTTGCAACAGAAACTGTAGTACTACTAATACCAAGATCTGAGGTTGTAGCGACTAATTGGGTATCTGGTTCAATATCTTTAATTTGAATCTTATTATTGGCACCGTGGTGTGCGTGATTATACTGAGATACTTGAAGAACATTTCCAGAATATTTGTCTTCTATAACAGAGGATGATCCATTTATTGTTGCAGGAGCAAGAGATGTTCTTGCACCATTGCTATAATAGATTAATCCTTGACCACTATTAAATTGCTCACCTTGAACATTGGTCAAATACAAGTGTGTTCTATAGTTTCCAAGAGCACTAACTCCAATCTTAGCGCCAGATCCCTTAGTTAGTGATCCAGTGTTGGTTGTGATACCCAAAGTTTCACCGAGAACATATCCAGTTCCTATACCATTA